GTGGGAAGTTTGGGTTTTTTTAATAGAGCACAAAAGGAAGCAGCTTTAAGTATGTATGAAAGTCAAATAAAACCAAGACTTAAAGAGAAAGATGGGTTAGTTCATATATTAATGGTAAATAGTTTCAGTAAATGGCTTAATCAAGGTTTTGGATGCGAAGATAAATATACAACACAAATTGACGAAGTATTAACAGGGCTTCAAAAAGATGGCTATGAGATAATAGATGTAAAGTTTAATAGCATACAAGGACAAGGATTAACAGGACAAAATGAAGGTTTCCATACTTTAATTACATACAAGTAATTATTAGAACTCTAGAGATAGGGTTCTTTTTATTTTATATAAAGAAGGGGATAAAGATTGAATGCTATAGAACTAATACAATGGATAGCAAAGCTATTTAAAGAAGATAATATTCATGCCTTTTATGTATCAACATTATGGAAACATTTAAGAAAAGAAGTATTAGAAGAGCAAAATTATGAGTGTCAAATGTGCAAGGCTAAAGGTAAGTATAGAGCAGCAACAACAGTTCACCATATTAAACACGTTAAAGAATTTCCTTGGTTAGCATTGACTAAAAGTAATCTTATGTGCGTATGTAATGAATGTCATAATATTCTTCATCCTGAAAAATTTAAATGTAAATATAAATTTAAAGAACAGATAAATGAAGAAAAATGGTAGATACCCCCGGGTCAAAAAACTCAAAAAACTCCAGGCATGGAGAGAACGGGTAGTAAGGGACGACAAAACGTCTGCCTCGCGTACGTGAGAAAAAATAGAAAAAATATAGCAGATTTGAAAGGAGGGATAATATGGCAAGTGCTAAGAAAATCAAGGATTCGCTATTAAAACAATTAAAAGAAAAAGGGGCAAATGTTGAGCATTTTTTAGGTTTAATTGATGATTATATTTGGTATTTTAATCAAGAAAAAGCTATGCAAAAGGACATAAAAGAGCGTGGATTAAGTTATGAAACCTATTCAGCTTCAGGAAATCCTATTACTAAAGAAAACCCCTCCGTAAAAAATGCTATAGCGTATAACAAACAAAAGTTAGCTATATTAAAAGAACTACAACTTACTACTAGCAACTGTAATGTTGGTGGTGAAGATGATGACGATTTGTAAAGAGATTCAAAATTATATTGACTTAGTTAGAAGTAGGAAAATTGAAGTTTGTGAAGAACAGATACAATTGGTTGACTATGTAGAAGAATGTTTTCAGAAGGAAGACATATATGTTGATGAAGAAGAATTGTATAAATATTTAAGTTTACAAAAATACTTTCCTTTTGAATTATTTGAATGGGAAGTATTTTGTTTTACTCTTCATAATTGTACTTATAGAAAAGATGGATCATTAAGATGGCCAGATTTATTAATATTAGTCGGAAGAGGGGCAGGGAAAAATGGATATTTAGCTTTTGAAGATTTTTGTTTGATAAGCCAATACAACAAAGTTAAGAAATATCACATTGATATATGCGCAAATTCTGAAGAACAGGCGATGACTTCTTTCAATGATGTTTATGATGTTTTAGAAGATAACAAGAATAAGCTAGAAAAACATTTTTACTGGAATAAAGAAGTAATTAGAAATAAGAAAACAGGTTCTGAATTGAAGTTCAGGACTAGTAATGCAAAAACAAAGGATGGAGGAAGACCAGGTAAAGTTGATTTTGATGAATACCATCAGTATGAGGACTATAAAACAATCCAGGTATTTAAAACTGGACTTGGTAAAAAGAAAAATCCAAGAACTACAATAACAACAACTAATGGAGATGTTAGAGATGGACCATTGGACAAGATTATTGCTAGAGGAAAACAGATTCTAAAAGGAGCTATAGGGGATAATGGATTATTGCCCTTTATGTGTAAACTTGATGATGAAAAAGAAGTTGATAATCCTAAAAAGTGGGATAAAGCAAATCCGTCGCTTCATAGAAACAAGGATCTTCAGGAACAAATGAAGAGGGAGTATATAGATTATAAAGATGATCCTATAAGCAACTCTTCATTTATGACTAAAAGAATGAACATCCCTAAAGGAAATGCCGACAAAGAAGTTACAAGTTGGGAAAACATATTAGCTACTAATCAACCATTCCCAGATTTGGAGGGGAAAACTTGTGTAGTTGGAATAGATTACGCTAAAACAACTGATTTTGTAAGTGCGGGGCTATTGTTTAAACATAAAGGAAAATATTGTTGGTTAACGCATTCATGGGTTTGTAAAGAAAGTAGAGATTTACCAAGAATAAAAGCACCGTTGGAAGAGTGGGCATCAGAGGAGGGAGGGGAATTACTAACTTTTGTTGATGGTCCTGAAATACCACCAGAAACACCAGCTAATTGGCTATGGGAAATGTCGCAGAAGTATAACTTAACTATTTTAGGAATGGATAGCTATAGATGGACTTTATTAAGAAAAGCCTTAAATGCAGTGGGATTTGATACTGATAAAAAAGGAGCTAACAATGTTAGGTTAAATAGGCCGAGTAATCAAATGCTTATGTACCCAGTTATAAATAGTGCATTTACAAATCATAATATTGTATGGGGAGAAAATCCGTTGATGAGGTGGTATGCAAATAATGCTTGCCTTAAAGCAGAAGCTCATGACAATTATAGTTTTGGGAAAATAGAACCTAAAAGTAGAAAGACTGATGGGTTTATGGCTTTTGTTGCAGCTATGTGCGTAAGTGAAGAATTAGAAGACTGTGGAGAGGAAATAGATATTTCAGATTTAGGACTAGGTGTTTACACATATTAAAAATATTAAGAGGTGGTGATATTTTGAATAAATTAACAGCATATAGATGTTTTGAATGTGGACACTATACTATATCAAAAAGAGATGGTAGAAGATGTTCTGAGTGCAATGGAGCATTGCAACCAATGGGGCATGCAACTTATGCTGATAAAGAGCATGGTACAAAACTAGAAGTTAGCTTAAAAGATACAAAGTTATTTGAAAAAATGTTAATGGTATTTTCGGCTTTAGTGGATGATCCACATACTCCAAATTGGATAAAGGTAAAAATACAAGAACTTATTTTAAAAGAAATATAGATAAAGTTACAAGTCTTATTTAGTAAGGCTTTTTATTTTGCCCTGAAAGGGGGTGAGAAATTGAAAATATTAGATTGGTTTAGAGATTTCTTTGGTGATAAAGAAGTAATTTACCTTGATGAAAAAATTGCTAGTCTATCAACTCGAATAGCTATAGAGGAATTCGCCATAAATATTGCTATTAATCTTATAGCGGGATCTATTTCAAAATGTGAGTTTCAAACATATATGAATGGTAAGAAGACTAAAGGCGACGAATATTATATCTGGAATATTGAACCTAATAAAAATCAAAATTCAACTGAGTTTATTCAAGAACTTATTACAAAATTGTTGTATAAAAATGAATGTTTAGTAATTGAACATAATGGACAATTAGTAATAGCAGATAGTTTTAATCAAAAAGAGTATGCAGTTGTTGAAAACATATTTGAAGATATAACAAGAAAAGATTTTACTTTTCAACGAACTTATAGAATGAGCGAAGTACTATATTTTAAATACAATAACAAAAATACTAAAAGTTTATTTTCAAATCTTATGAGTAATTATAATGATTTATTAGAATTAGCAATTAAGAAATATAAGCGATCTGGTGGAAGAAAAGGTGTAGTAGAACTAGAGTCAATAATCAAAGGTGATGAAAATAGGAAAAAAGAAATTGAAGATATGTTCCAAAGAAAATTTAAAAATTACTTTGAAGCAGAAAATGCAGTTTTAGACCTTCCAAAAGGGGTTAAGTATGAAGAAAAAAATGGTGATGGAAATAGAAAATCTACTAGTGATATGGTAGATATTCAAAATCTAATTAAAGAAGCTTTTCAAAGAGCAGCACAAGCATTTAAAATTCCACCACCACTTTTAAATGGAGATATTGCAGGAGTACAAGGTGTAACAGATAATTATTTAACATTTTCTATAGATCCAATAGTGGATTTATTATCGGAAGAGGCTAATCGTAAGAGATATGGTAAAAAAGCTTATTTAAATGGTTCATATTTAAAAATAGATACTACATGTATAAAACATATTGATATATTTAGTATTGCAGAAAAAATAGACAAGCTTATATCTAGTGGGATGTATAGTATTGATGAATTATTAGAAAAAATAGGAGATACACCTTTAAATACAGAATGGAGTGTGAAACATTGGATAACAAAGAATTATTCAGAAATTACAAAACTAGACCAGGAAGGAGGTGGTAAAGATGAATAAGGCAATGTACTTAATAAAGCAGTCGGTAGCTAATAATGCATTAGATTTATATATTTATGATTATGTTGAAGGTGATAGTTACGATTGGTGGACAGATGAAAAAATAGAAAGCCAAACATCTGCAAATTACATTCAAAAACAATTAGAATCAGCAAAAGATATTTCACAAATTAATATTTATATAAACTCTTATGGTGGAGAAGTTAAAGAAGGGTTGGCAATTTATAATCAGTTGAAAAGGCACTCAGCAAATAAAACAGTATATGTAGATGGATTTGCATGCAGTATAGCTTCAGTAATTGCTATGGCTGGAGATAAGGTGATTATGGGACCTAATACTTTGATGATGATACATCATGCATCAAGTGGAGCTTGGGGAAACTCAGAGGAGTTACGAAAAGCAGCTAATGATTTAGATGTAATTGATAAAGCTAGTTGTTCAAGTTACTTAACAAAGGCTGGAAATAAGTTAACAGAAGAGATATTAAATCAACTTCTAGATAATCAAACATGGCTTAATGCAGAACAATGCTTGCAATATGGCTTATGTGATGAAATAGCTGGACAAGATAATGAAAATATTATTAAGGCACAGCAAAGGTTTAATAATGCAATAAAGCAACAATTAGATGGGTTAGCACCTAATCCTAAAGTGCCACAGCAATATCAAAATAATAGAACAAATGCTGAAAAATTAATGAAAGCATTTAGAAAAAATATAAAATAGAAAGAAGGAAAAGAAATGAAAAGTAAAGATTTAATAAAGCAAGAACTAATGAATGATATGAAGGTTGCAATGCAAAGTGAAGATGGTAGTGCAATTGTACAAGTGTTAACTGATTTTGCAGATTCAATACAGCAAAATGTACTTGAAGATGTAAGAGCTTATCAAAAGACACAAGATAAAGAGATACTTCAAAAGAGAGGTATTCATCAATTAACACAAAAAGAAACTGAGTTTTATCAAAGTTGGATAGATGCAGCAAAGAGTTCAAATCCTAGACAAGCAATAACTGACTTAGACATAGCTTTACCATTTACAGTTATAGATAATGTTATGGACGATTTAAAAGCTAATCATCCATTGCTAGATTTAATAGATTTTCAAAATATGACCGCTGTAAAAAAGATGCTTTTTAATAAAAAGGGTAAACAATTAGCAGTATGGGGAACAATTTCAGAAGCTATTACAAAAGAACTTTCAGGAGCAATTGGCCAAGTAGATATAAGTCTTAATAAATTATCTGCATTTATGCCTGTATCTAAAGATATGTTAGAAGTAGGCCCACAATGGTTAGATGCATATGTAAGAGCTATTTTAAGCGAATCAATAGCGTATGGACTTGAAGAAGGAATAATAAACGGTACAGGTCATAATCAACCTATAGGAATGATAAGGGATATACATGAAGGCGTTTCTGTATCTTCTAGTACTGGATATCCAGCTAAAATAAAAAAAGCTATAACAGATCTTTCATGCGAAACTGTAGGTGGGTTATATGCAGATCTTACAAGGGATCCTATTGATTCAAATAAGGCTAGGACAGTAAATGCTAATGATGTTGTTTTAATAGTTAATCCATTTGATTATTATAAAAAAGTATTACCTTCTTTAATAGCAAATAAGAGAAGGAATGTTGCAGATGGAATTGGTGATACCCCATTAGATATAAAGAATGTAGTACAATCAGAACAGATGGGAGAAGGGGCAGCTATTTTGGGAATAGCAAGTAAATATAAGATGGGAATAGGAAGCGAATCATCTAAAGGTGGTAAGATTGAGTATTCAGACGAATACAAGTTCCTTGAGGACCAAAGATATTACTTAGTAAAGGTATTAGGAAATGGTCGTGCTACATCTGATAATGATTTTATTTATTTAGATATTAGTGGATTAGCACCTTCCAATCTTAAAGTGAATATAGCTAATGATGTTACAGTTGCAGAGGTAAAAGGAACTGTTAAAACTAAAGAACAAGCTTAATGAGGTGATCTTATGCCAGAATTAAGCGAAAAAGAGGCTAAGCTTCTTATTGATGTAAAAGATTATTTAAATATCACATGGGAAGATGAAAAAACAAATAAGAATTTAATAGGAATTATGAAAAGAGGAATGACACGCTTGAAGAATATTGCAGGAGTGTCTACTCTTGATTTTACAGAAGAAGGTTCAGCAAAAGAATTATTGTTGGATTATTGTAGGTATGCTAATAGTCATGCTTTAGAAATGTTTGAAATTAACTTTATTGGTGAATTACAATCATTACATTTTGAGTATCAGGCTAAAACTCCATCACAGATAGAAGGTGCTACAAGTTGAAAATAAAAACAAGAAATATTCAATTTGAAAGCTTTAATGATGGGGTTTGTGATATTTATGAAGAGGATGAGGAAGGAAATAAAAATTATAAATACAAGGCCCTTAAATTTTCTAAAAGGGTATTAGGATTTAATAGACATTTTGCAGCAAAGGCAGTACAAGTAAAGACTAGTGCAGTAATAAGGATACCACAAGTTAAGGGTATAAATAATCACGATACAGTATTAATAAATGGACTTGGAATATATAGTATAGAGTTAATACAAGAAATAGATACAACTAATCCTAAATGTTTAGATTTAACTTTAAATCAATTAGAAATGTTTGAGGTGGTTAAATGACTGTAGATGAGTTTGAAGCTGCTTTAGTTAAAGAATTAGAAGGATATACAAATGAAGTGACCGATAAGATAAAAAATGTAGTTGATAAAGTATCTATGGAAACAAATGAAGAAATAAAAAGAAGAGTAACGTTTAGACAACCAACTGGTAAATATGTTAAGGCATTTAGAGTGAAAACATCATTTGAGGATAGACGTAATAAAAGAAGAACTTGGTACGTAGCAAATGGACAACATAGATTAACTCATTTATTAGAAAATGGTCATGCAGTAGTACAAGGAGGAAGGACCAAGGCATATCCACATATTGTATATGGAGAAGCGTTAGCAAAAAAGAGAATGGAAGAGTTATCAAAGGAGGCAATAAAAAGTGTTAGACGTTAAAGGATTATTAAAAATGACTGGATTAGCAGTAGCGGAAACTAGCTTTTTAAAAGCTCCGCAACTTCCATTTATAATATTTTTAGAAGGTATTGAAGAAACGGGGGCAGATATTAAAAATAATATAGTTGAAAGAGATATAATTATAGAGTTCTATTCAGCAAGAATTGATAAGGAAAAAGAAAAAAATATAGAAGATCTATTAAGAGAAAAGTTAATAAAATTTAAAAAAGAGAGGGTATACGTTGATAGTCAAAAATTTTTTGAAACGATATATACTTTTTCTTTATATGAAAAAGAGGTGTAAGCATGGCAACAACAGGAGAAAAAATTGTCTTAGGTAGTGGAAAACTATATGTAGCTGAATTTTCAGGAGAAATTCCAGAAAGCAGTACTATTGAAACAGAAAATAATCTTTTGGGTCTTATACAAGGTGGAGCAACATTAGAATACAAGCCTAATTTCTACAGTGTAAAAGATGATTTAGGATTAGTTGAAAAAGAAATTCTAACAGATGAAGAAGTGACATTTAAAAGTGGAATAATGACTTGGAATGGAAAGACTTTGAAAAAACTTTGCAGTACAGCAAGAATAACTGAATCTGCAGGGAAGAGAATTGTAAAAATAGGCGGTATAACAAATTATGATGGCAAGGATTATATAATACGATTTGTTCACAAGGATAAACAAGATGGTGATATAAGAACAACTATAGTTGGTAAGAATCAAGCTGGGTTTTCTTTAGCATTTGCAAAAGACAAGGAAACGGTTATAGATGCTGAGTTTAAAGCAAAACCATACGATAAAGAAGGAACAAAAATTATATTTGAGGAAGAAATAGCGCAATAAAAAGCATCTTAGAAAGGGAAGTAAAAAATGTTTGATATTAGTGGAGTAAACAAGAGATATTTTGAAGTAACATTATATGAAACAACAGATGAAGGTGAAATAAAAGATAGTATTAAGTTAGAAGTAGAGCCACCTAAATTAAAAGTATTAAAGAAAATAACTAGGCTTTCAAAGTCTAAAGAAGAAAATACTATAGAAGAATTAACTGATTCTATAAGGCTTATATTAAATAAGAATAAAGCTAGAGTAAAAGTACCAGAAGTATTTATAGAAGATTTAGACATGGATCAAATGGATATGCTAATGACGAAATATTTTGATTGGCTAAATAATACTAAAAACTCCCCAAACTAAAAATCCCCTATTATCCAGGGGAAGAAGAGGAACAACATTATGAAGTAAATACAATAGAGGAAAAGCTAGTAAATGAATATACAGGTTATACATTTAAGGAAATAGAAGAAATAGAAGTATTTGAATTTTGGTTATACCTAAGGGATGCAGTAATTTATAAGTATATGAAAACCGAAGATGGAAGAAAGTACTTAGAAAATTGTTGGAGAGTTGAACAAACAAGACCTGATAGACAGGCTATAAGAAGGAAAATGGAGAAGAGCTAATATTATATTAGTTCTTTTCTATTTTTAGAAAGGAGGTAACTATGGCAAGTAATATCAAGGGTATTACTATTGAAATTGGTGGAAATACTGGGCCACTGCAAGAAGCTTTGAAAGGTGTAAATAAGACTAGTAGAGATTTACAAAGTGAATTAAGGCAGGTAAATGCACAGTTGAAGTTTGATCCTAATAATACTGTGTTATTACAACAAAAACAAAAATTATTAGCTGAATCTATTAGTAATACAAAGGATAAATTAGGAACCTTAAAAGAAGCAGAAAAACAAGTTCAACAACAATTTGAAAATGGGAAAATTGGAGAAGAACAGTATAGAGCTTTACAAAGAGAAGTTATAAAAACTGAAAAGGAATTAAAAAGTCTTGAAAGTCAGGCTACAAACTGTAATTCTACTTTAAAAAACATAGGTGATACTGCTGGTAAAGTAGCATCAGGAGCTGGTAAAGTATCTAGCACTATGATGCCAGCTACTATAGCAATAGGTGGATTAAGTGTAGCAGCAGGAAACTTAGGAACAGATTTATTAGAATCATTGAATAAAGTTGAAGTAGCTTGTGGGGGCGGAGCTGAAGAAGTAATTAGATTTTCAGAAACTACACTAGATAGTTTCGGTATTGCTAAAGGTTCAGCACTAGATATGGTAGCACAATTCTCAGATATGGGAACTGGAATGGGGATAGGAACTGAAGCTGCTAACAGTATGAGTATGTCTTTAGTTGGATTAGCTGGAGATTTAGCAAGTTTTAAAAATGTAAGAATTGATGTAGCTAAAACAGCTTTAAATGGTATATATACTGGAGAAACAGAAAGTTTAAAGCAACTTGGAATAGTAATGACGGAAGCAAATCTTCAAGAGTATGCACATTCACAAGGGATTAATAAAAAAATAAATGAAATGAATCAAGCTGAAAAAGTCCAACTTAGATATAACTATGTATTAGATAAAACGAAAAATGCCCAAGGTGATTTTGCTAATACTAGTGATGGTGCTGCTAATAGTATGAGAGTAGCTTCAGAAGCTATAAAAGAAGCAGGAGCATCTATTGGAGTTATGTTAGCACCAATTATTGCAAAGGCAGCTCAATATTTGGGTGATCTTGTTAAAAAGTTTACTGATTTAGATAATGGAACAAAGAAAGTAATATTAGTTATCTTAGGAGTTATTGCAGCTATAGCGCCACTTGCAAAAATAATACAAGGAATATCTATATTGACTGGAGGATTAACCACAGCTGTAACAACAGTAACTGGAGCGTATTCTATTTATACAGGAGCTGCTACAACTGCTACAACTGCATCTAAAATATTAGCTGGGGCAATTAAGTTCTTAACTGGGCCTGTTGGGATAGTTATAACAATAATAACAGCATTGGTGGGAGTTTTTATATATCTATGGAATACTAGCGATGAGTTTAGAGCATTTTGGATTAACTTATGGGAGAAGATTAAAGAGATAACAGGAGTTGTAGTAGATGCAATTATAGTATTTTTTAAAGAAACTATACCTAATGCAATTGAAAGTCTAAAGAATTTTATTATGGGTATACCTGAATTTGTTAAGGTGATATTTGATAATATAAAAACTACAATAGAAAACATATTGAATAGTGTAAGTAATTTTATTTCAAATGTATGGAATAGTATAAAAGAAATATTCAGCAGTGCATTAGATGCTATATTAAATTTTGTAAATGAAAAGTTTGGTTGGCTTATACAAGCAATAAGTACAATATTTGAAGGTATAAAAACATTTTTTCAAGGATGGTGGGAGCTCCTAAAGAATATATTCTTAGGAGCTTTACTATTGCTTATAGACTTAGTTACTGGAAATTTTACTAAATTAAAGGAAGATGCAAGTAATATATTAAATAATTTAAAAGAAGCTTTAAACATGATTTGGGAAGGTATAAAAATGGTGTTTAAGGGTGCAATAGATTTTATTGTGGGATATTTGACAATAGCATGGAATGGAATTGTTAATATATCAACCTTAATATGGAATGGGATTAAGGATTTCTTTACTGGATTATGGACAGCTATAAAAGAAGTAGCAAGTTCAGCTTGGAATGGATTTAAAGAAATAGTAGTTAACATATGTTCAAGTATAAGCTCTACAGTGGTTTCAATATGGAATGGAATATTAGATTTCTTTAAAAATTTACCTAGCACTCTATATAATTTAGGAGTTAATATATTCACAGGATTAAGAGATGGAATAACAAGTATTCTAAGCACTTTAGGAAGTATCATTTCTAATGGATTTCAATCGGCTATAAGCTTTATAACAAATTTACCGAGTCAAGCATATACGTGGGGAGTGCATTTTATAGAAGGGTTAATAAATGGGATAAAAGCAATGATAGGAAAAGTTCAAGATGCAGTAGTTGGAGTTGCGGAAAAAATAAGAAGCTTTCTTCATTTCACAGTTCCGGATGAAGGTCCGCTTACTGATTATGAAACATGGATGCCTGACTTTATGGAAGGTTTAGCTAAAGGTATAAATAACAGCAAATACTTAGTAACTAATGCTATTAAAGGATTAAGTACTGATATGAGTATAGGAGTTAAATATGGAAATGGAGGTAGTGGAAATATAGGAAGTAATATAGAAACTCATAATATTAATGATGTAAAAGTAACAAATAATTATTATGCTAAAACAGAAAGTCCGTATGAAATTACAAAGGCTACTAAGAAGAGTATGAAAGATTTGAAATTTACATAGGAGGATAGAAAATGCAAATAGAAATAATAAATAAAAGAACAAATAATTCTATAAATCTTGACTCCTATGTATATTCAAGTGGGGTTTTAATAAATGTTTTTAATTCAGGGAAGGTAGGAGCAACATTTAATAAATCAAGAGGTATAGGACAACATGGCTACACTTTATTATCTACAACTTTAGAAGATAGAGAGGTATATATTAAGGCAACTATAATAGCAAATGACAGGACAGAAAGAGATTCTATAAAAAACAATATAGATGATGTAATAAATCCTTTAGATAATATTATTATAAAATATGATAATGCAGGTATAAGCAAAGAAATAGAATGCTCTGCAGAGGAATCTCCTGAATACTCAACGGAATATAAAACAAATAATGACTTCATATTAGAATTTGAGGTTTCATTTGAATGTTTCAAACCTTTTTGGGTAGATCAGAATCGAAAAGTAGTTAATGTTGAAACTTGGGAAGGTGGATTTGAATTTGATTTTGAGTTAAGTTCTTTGGGAATAGAATTTGCACAAAAAGGAGCTAATGAGATTGAAATAAATAATATTGGGAATATAGATTCACCATTAGAAGTTTATTTTAAAGGACCTGCTTTAAATCCATGTATAACTCTAAATAATAATAAATTTATAAAGGTTAATAGAAATCTTACAGAAGAGGAAGTACTTTATATTAATACTTCTTTTGATAATAAAGCAGTTGAAGTTATAAGAGGAGATATAGTAGAACGAGCATATCATTATATAGACATAGAGAGTTCGTTTTTTAGCTTGAATCAAGGATTAAATAAAATAAGTTATGCTACAGACGGTGATTTTTTACCACAAAGCGTAATTATAAAATATAAATGCCACTATTTCAATTTATAGAAAGGAGGGGTTGTTATGGCTGAATTTGGAGGCTTTTTTAATAGTGTAAATGGAGATAGAAAATATAAGAGTGAAGACTTTGCAAATTATTTTAAAACATTTATAAGCACAGGAATTAATCCAACTACAGATAATCTAAGAGTAATAAAAGTAAGTAATACTCAAATTAAAATCTTGCCTGGAAGTGCTTGTATAAATGGATATTTATATTTAAATACAATTGAATTAACTAAGACGATAGTTAATAGCATATCAAAAGTAAGTAGAGTTGTTTTAAGGCTTGATTTAACAAATAGGACATTAGCTATAGTAATAGTAGAAGGAACTGCTACGGAAACACCTAGCCTTACTAGAAATAGTAGTATATATGAATTATCTTTAGCAAAGATAATAATTAAAGATGGGACAGTTACTTTAGAAGATGAAAGAGGACAAAGTTTATTATGTGGTTATATGAGTTTTTTAGGAAAAGATGATCTACAATCAATGTGGAACTTATTTAACCAACAGTGGGGAATACAAAAGGAACTATGGCAGGATTGGTTTGCTAATATGCAAGGACAAAGCATAAGAGGAATATATATTCAGAAGATAATTCCAGTATCAAATAAGGTGGGAGATATATGGATAGAATTGCATTGAAAATATTAGATAATGAGCTTACATTTGTAGGGGATATAGAAGATTATATATCCTTCTATTTTGTAAGAAGCTTTTTTTATGCTAAAGAATTTCGATTAGTTGCTCCTATAAAATATGCTGAAATTCTTAAAGAAGATAATTATATTTATTTAAGTAAATATAAATCTATGATTATAGAAGATATAGAAATAGATGAAGATAAAGAGCAGATAACAGTAAAAGGTAGAGATATAAAAAGTATAATAGAAACTAAAATAACAATACCACCTGAAGGAGAAGCCTACGATAAAATAATTGGTTCATCGGAAGTTGTTATAAAACACTATATTGAAAAAAATTGTATAAACCCTAATGATTTAACAAGGAAGATAGAAAATTTAGTTTTGGCAGAAAATAAAAATAGAGGGTCTAAGGTAAGTTGGCAGAGTAGATATAAAAATCTTTCAAGAGAAGTTGAAACTATTGCAAATAGTACAGGCTTAGGGTGGTTTATTTATTTAGATGTTAAAGCAAAGAAATTAATTTTTGATGTAGAAGTTGGAGTAAATAGAACAATAAGCCAAAGTATTAATTCGAGGGTAATCTTTAATAGTGATTTTGGGAATATATCTAATATTACACATAAGCGTAGCTCAATTAATTATAGAAATGTTGGATATATTGCAGGACAAGGAGAAGGAGCAGAAAGAGAAATACAGATAGTAAGCAAAGGGAACTTTACAGGATTAAAAAGAAGAGAAATTTTTATAGATGCTAGAGATATTTCAGAAGGTTCTAATTTGCAAGATAGAGGGTTAGCTAAATTAAGTGAGTATGATTATATATTAAATACTGAATGTACTATAATTAATAGAAACCTTGTATATGAAAGAGATTGGGATCTAGGGGACTTAGGAACTGTAAAAAACAATTTGGGAACTACTGATTTAAGAATAACAGAAGTTAGAGAAATTTATGAAGATAATATAAGTATAGAAATAACAGTGGGGAAGGTAGAAGGAACTGTAATAGATAATATTAATAATAGTATTTCTAATATATCTAATGAAGGTGGTAGTAGTGGGGGTGGAGATAAAGCATATACACATACTCAAATAGCTCCTAATGAAACATGGAATGTTATGCATGGCTTAAATAAGTATCCTAATGTAACTGTAGTGGATAGTTCAGGCGATAAAGTTATGGGTGATATAAGATATATAGATAAAAATAATGTAATAATAAGCTTTACAGCTGCATTTGCAGGTATAGCTTATTTGAATTAGAAAGGAGGGTGATAGAGATTGAAGCATTTAACAAATTTTGATTTGTGTAAAAATGAGCTACAAAATGCTAGAATACAAAATTTAGCTACAGCTCCAGCGACTCCAGTACCAGGGCAGATATATTATAATACAGCAGACAATGCTTACTATGGCTTTAATGGTAGTGCATGGATTAACTTAAGTTATATTTATAATGGAGAAGATTTTACTACAGTCCTATTAAATAAACTTAATGGTATAGAAGATAATGCCAATAATTATTTACATCCTGCGAATCATCCAGCAACTATGATAACTGAAGATGCAACTCATAGGTTTATGACAGATACTGAAAGAACAAAGTTAAACGGAATAGCTACAGGTGCTAATAACTATGTGCATCCAGGAAGTGGAACTAATCCACATGGAACAACAAAGACTGATATTGGACTTGGAAATGTAGAGAATAAATCTAGTGCTACTATTAGAGGGGAACTAGTTACAGCTGATATAAATAAAGCTTTAGGATTTACACCTAAGAATATACTAGAAGGGTTAGAAAGTGCAAGACCTACTGCAACAGGATCATTAAGAGTTTATATAGCTACAGATACTAAAAAAATATGGTATGACCAAGGAACTAACAATTGGCTACAGATAGGTGGACAAGATACCATTGCTTGGAATAATGTAACTAACAAACCTAGTACATTTACACCACCTATAGCAAGCTCCACAATGCTTGGAGGAGTTAAAGTAGGGGCAAATCTTACTGTAGATGCAAATGGTATGCTTAATGCTAATGATAATCCTACAAGCTATATTATCAAGCAAGAAAAGTTTATAGCGACAGAAGGGCAAAAATTATTTAATTTAACTAAAGGTAGTTATAGACAAGGTTTAGGAGCATTATCTATTTTTATGTATGGAAGTAAATTAGCAAATGAAGCTTTTGATGAAACATCTAGTACAAGTTTTACAATGAAGAATGGACTTAGTGCAGGAGATGTGGTTTTAACTGAATATATTCAACTGATTAATGTTCAGCCTTACCCGATTCATGCATCTGAACATTTGCCGGGAGGAGCAGATGCTATTCCACTTGCAACTATAACAATAGCTGGATTAATGGCTGCAACTGATAAGAGTAAGTTAGATAATTCTTATACTAAAACGCAAGTAGAAAGTGCAATATCTACTGCTATAAATAATCTTATAAACGGTTCTCCTGGTGCTTTAGATACTCTTAAAGAACTAGCAGATGCAATGGGAAATGATCCTAACTTTGCAGCTAGCATGACTAATGCTTTAGCTGGAAAAGTTGATAAAGTAACAGGGAAGGGATTAAGTACAGAGGACTTTACTAGTGCTCTATTAGCTAAATTAAACGGAATAGCAGCAGGTGCGAATAACTATACCCATCCTGGCACACATCCAGCAACTATGATAACAGAAGATAGCACCCATAGATTTGCTACAGATACTGAAAAAGTTACATGGAATGCTAAAACAGGTAAGTATGCTGCTAATATAGGGAACGGCACTGCTACAGAGATTACAGTAACGCATAATTTAAATACTGCAGATGTTACAGTAGCTATACGAGAGGTTGCAAGCCCTTACAATGGCGTTATGACAGATTGGCAGATAATAGACGCTAACAACATTAAATTATTATTCGCAGCGGCTCCAACTTCAGGACAATATAGAGTGGTGGTGGTTGGATAATGAAGTATCTAAACACGCTACAGGATAAAGCAGGAAAGAATGTTAATGTGGATGGACATAAGCATACTAAAGGCGACATAACAGATTTTCCTAGCAGTTTACCAGCTAATGGCGGAAATGCAAATTCGATAAATTATTTAGATACGAGAAGTGTAAATCACAATGGATTTGATTATAAAGGGATAACAACTCATTTGAAATATAACTCAACGGATGGGTTAAATGATGGGGGAACATACCATGGTGTAGTTCATATGACGCAATGGGGAGATATTTCTGGTGGAAGAGCACACCAATTTGGATTTAGTGATAATGGTAACGTATGGTATAGAGATTGGAATGGAACCGTTTGGAGTTCATGGATCAAACTTGCAAAAGTAACAGATATACCGACTAAATTATCTCAGATAACAAATGATGTAGGATTTACTAAAAACGCATTAATTCAAACAGTAGCTAATACTGCTCCAACTGCTCCGGTTGTTGGTCAAGTATGGATACAAACATATTAAAAGGAGGAATAAATTAAATGGGAGTACAAAAAAATGCAACTTATAAAGTTCATAATGGAACTGATTTTGATGAAATTAATTTTAAGACTATACTTGAACAAGTAAAATTTCCAGATGGAACTTCACTCTTAGACTTTTTTAATAAAGGTGGAACTATAAGCGGAAATTTAGATATAGGAAACAATGAAATAAAAGGTAATGGGGTAATGCTTATAAAAAGATTTGAGAGTGGTACTGTTGGAGTTGGTAGTACACAACAAGAAAGTCAAATTATCTCTAAAAGTCGTCCAACCATGTTAACTTTACAAGGGAAAGATGAAATAGTAGGAAAAGCAGACTTCAGTCGTGGTGGAAGTGGGAATGCTACTTGGAACAAAGATGCTAATGGCGTTATAGTACAAAGAGGAGAAATAAGTATAAATAGTGGTCAAACGATAGTAAATTTACCAATTAGATTTACAGATAATTATCAAGTTGTAGCTAACGATACGAGTTCTTCTGTAAATGCAGTAACTGTAAATAAAAGAGATAATACTTCGTTTAATGTATATTCTAGTAAAGCAGGCTATATTCGATGGATAGCAGTAGGAGAATAAGGAGGTAATTTATGAAATATTGTTGTGAAATTTTAAATAATAAAATTGTAAGCATATTTTGTGCAGAACATGAAGGTAAAGAGATTCAAGAAGAGATAATAAAAAATGGTGGAATATTTATAGATGAAAATTTGCATAAGTATTTAACTGGATTAACAGGGGTAAGAACTGTAGATAAGGAAAGTTTAAATAAATACACTTCTAATAATTTAAATGATTTTATATTCGGAGTAGAAGCAAAGGAGTGTTTTAGAGTTATAAAAGAAGAAAATATAACTCTAATACCTAATGCGATTAATATTTTAGAAAAAGAAAATGCAGATTTATTAAAAGATAGTGCATTAAAAGATTTTAAAATAGAAAGTCTACAAAATGATATAGCGGACATTATAAAAGAAGTAGCTAAAGGAGGGCAAATATAATGGATTGGTTTGAGAAAATAAAAAGATATTATGACTTAAAATGTTATAGTGATACAGATGTAAAATTATTTGTTAAGTTGAAAAAAATTAATGAAGAGCAATATAAAGAAATAACTAAGCAGGACTATGTAGCGTAAATGCAATGTAGTTCTTTTTTATTTTTAAAAATAAAGGAAGGTGTATGATGGCAGATGATAACGTAATTTATGAGATAAGAGAAAATGTAGTAGAAATTAAAGCTACATTAACAAGCATTGTACAAAATACAGATTTAAAATTTCAAGTTCAAGAAGAAAAAATAAAGGTTGCTAATAATAGGATTAAAGACTTAGAAGATAGCAACAGATGGTTATGGAGAGCAGTTGCGGGGTCTTTAATAAGCGCAGTAATTGCTCTTTTAACTAAATTCAAATAAAGAGGAGAGGTGCAAAAATGGAATTTGTAAAATTTATAATTGAAAATGCCTTAATATTAGTACCTGCAATATATGTAATTGGATTAATACTAAAAGGAACTGAAAAGATAGAGGATAAGTATATACCGGTAATATTACTTATATTTGGTGTTTTAGGAGCGGTAGCTTTATTAGGCTTTAATATAAATGCGGTAATTCAAGGGATTTTAGTTACTGGTGCTGCAGTCTATACCAATCAATTATTTAAACAAGTAAATAAGCAAGAATAAAAAGAAGAGAATAGTAAATTAATTCAAGAAAATCAAGATTTAAAGAGTAAATTAAATAGAATTTCAGAAGTGGTCCCAAAAGAGCAAGAATAATATCTTGTTCTTTTTTAATATAAAAAAATTTAAATAAGGAAGGAATGATATAATATGAAAATTGCTTTTAGAGGTGGACATAATGAACAAGCTACTGGAGCGAGAGGAATTATAGATGAATTAACAGAAGATAGAAGAGTATTAGCAGAATGTATTAATGTTGCAAAAGAACAGGGACATGAGGTTTTAGACTGTACTCCTGGACCATGTGATGTAAATACAGATTTAGTAGCTGGAGTTAATAAAGCGAACGCATGGGGAGCAGATATATATATCCCTATACATTTTGATAAGGCATATAGTTATTACGAAGGAGCTATAGGTACAGGAACATTTGTATATAGTAAAAATGATTCTATTAAAGATGAAGATATAGCTCAAAGAATCTCAAATAATATAGCTGTATTAGGATTTAAAAATAGAGGTGTAAAAGAAGCTGATTATTATGATTTGAGAATGACTAAAATGCAGGCTGTATTAGTTGAGGTATGCTTTTGTGAAGCGACTGAAGATGTAGCTTTATATAGAAAGTTAGGACCAAGGAAGATTGCTGAAGCAATAGTAGGTGGAATATTAAATAAGAATATATCAGGAACTAATAATCAAAATAACATAGAAAAGGTGGAATACAAGATGGAAACAATAGTATTATATACGAACCCAATAGATGAATGTGGAGCTAAATTTTTAGCATATGCTGTGGGGGGCATGGCTTATGATGCAAAAGTACCGTTTAATTTCGATGGAGGAAAAGTTGCTAAAAGAATAATAGCTGTAGGTGGAGATAATCCACGTAAGGGAGAAGCAGGTCAATTTGGATTTACAGGGTATATAACTCATAAAATTGCAGATGGAGATAGATTTGATACATTAAATGTTTGTAATGATATAGCTAAGAGGGTTTCAAAAGGTGAAAATATAGATAATTTATTATCTAAATATAAAATTAATAAGTAATGTGAAAGGTAGCACTTAGGAGTAATTATCCTAAGTGCTACCTTTTTTTATTTTATGGACAAGATTACCAATTATATTGTAAAATAAAAGAAAAAGAACTCGCATTCTGACTACTAATCTATACGAGTTCAAAAAACAATAATATATTTCATTGAATATACCTCTATTATAGCATATTTTCAATGAAGTATAAACAAAATAATGGAGGATAGAATGAGCGAATTCAACTACAATGAAATATTGAATATTAAGGACGTAAAAAGTAATATTAAATTTTGGTTAGTTAGAAGTAAGAGTGGTGTATTTTATGACGAATTTAAAAATGAGAATTATATCGCATTAGGATGGAATTATATAGATAGAAAAAATATATATGAAAAAAATGAGGAAAAATTAAAAATTATTAAAGAGGAAATAGAGCGAATCTATAAGAATAAGCAGGGTGGAGCCATATTCAATAAATGTGATAGATTTATAAATAAAATGGGCGAAGGGGATATTGTAATGGTTCCTAGTTCGGAAAATAAAGAAATATTATTTGCGACTGTAGGGGCGTATTATGAGGATAATCAAGACTATATAAAAGAAGTAGAAATTATAAATAGAATAGACAGTAAAGAAGATTACGGAATAGAGGTTAGATGCCCTTATAAGAAAAGAAGAAAAATTGAAATAATTAAGATTGTAAAAGGCAATAGATTAAATCCAAATCTATATAAGGCACTAGTTTCATATCATGGACTAAGCAACATAGATAAATACTCTAAATTTATACTAAGTTCAATATACAATTTATATATTTGGGACGGGAAGTTGAATTTTGTACTAAATATAGAAGAAGAAAAAGGAATAGATGCGAGGGACTTTTCAGGATTAATATATTCAATTTCCAACTTATTAAGTATAAAAGATGATAAAATTAAAATAACTACTAGAGCAAATATAAATTCTCCTGGAGATTTGGTAATAACTATTCAAGAACTTGCTAACAATATTTATGGTTACGTCAGAGATAATGTGCTTGTCTTTATTTTATTGTATGGAGCAATAGCTGGAATTAAAATAGGGCCTTTAGATATGCCATCAATTACTAGTACAATTCTAAATATATGTAAACATAAGTCTGACAAAAAAGAGCAAGAGGCTAAGATTCAATCACTTGAAATTGATAATGAAATAAAAAAATTTGAATTAGATATTAAAAAAAGCAATTGGACTAAGGAGAAGTTAAAAGGTGCAGAAGAGCAATTAGCTATAATAGAAGAAAAAGCAACTAACCTAAATATAAATAAAAAGGATAGTTGCAATGTTATAAATGTTAATTTCGGTAAAATAAATGATGAGTAG